TTCTGCGCACCGTCTGGCATCTTGGCGAACTTATCCGCCAGGTCCAGCATGATCGCGTCGACGCCGCGAATCTTGCCCTGAGCATCCGTTGAGCTGATGCCAATCGCCTTCAGGGCTTCATTGGTTTTGGATGCGGGGTCAACAATCCCCTTTGATAGCCGCCCCATCGCCTTGGCGACTTCATCGATGCTGCTGCCTGAATCCTCTGCTGCAGCGCCAAATTTGCTCAGGATCGGCACCGCAACGCCCGTGCGCTGGCTGAGATCGTTGAGGTTATCGGCTGCATCAATGGCACGCTTGCCCATTGCCGTCAGGCCAGCGATACCAGCAGCTGGCACCAACGCACCAAGCGCACCGCCGATACCAGCAGTAGCGCCTTTCAGTCGGCCAAATGTACCGGATAGTCCTGCCGCTTCCTTGTTGGTTTTGCCAAGCGCACGATCCAGATTCTCGATCTGTGCCAGACCGTCAACCTTTGCCCTGATCGTCAGGGCTGTTGTCATGTCCAGCGCCATGCTCAGCCCTTGCGCTTGTTAATCGCTCCCACCACTGTAGCCTCAATGATCTGTAGGTCACTGAACACCTCAGCCGGATCAGCGATCTGCAGTAGATCAAACACCCAGCGCACGGCGCTGTAGTCCAGACCGATCAACGTACCTGAATCGGTACGCCATTGCGTCTGCACCTTGAGGAACACACGCACTGCAGCCCATGCATCAGGCTCCACCTCATAATTGACGGCCGCTTTGCTTGGTGGTGGCTCGATCCCGAAGACGGCCGCATCCTTTGCGGTCTCATCGATTTCCATCCCACCAAGCCAGTGCTCAGCGGCCCCTATTAGTTTTTTCGCTTCTGCTCCACCAGCGATTCGAAGTAGGCAGCCACCAGTGAGCCAGCCATCATCGGCACATCCAACAGCTGCGCCTTCACGGCATTGCTAAATGGCACCGGCTCACCATCGCCGTCGACGATGCCATCCCATCCCACCAGGATCTCAGCTGCAATGCTCTGATCGCTGATGCCTTCGCCAGAATCCTCGCCCCGTTCAGCAGCATTGACCCGCAGCTGCACCTCACGCTGAATTTCATTGATGCGGCTCTGGGGCAGCCGCTTGAACTCAGCATCAAAGGTCTGCCGCTCCCGCTTGCCACCATTGGCCGGGAGCTTAATGCTCACCGGCCAGGTGTAGGAGTCTGACTGCTTGAGAACAAAAGCCACGCGGATCAGGTAAAGACAATCTCCATCTCATCATTGCCCGAATCGGTCGGGGTGGCAATGTATGGCAGGGTAAGCATCTGGATCCCATCCTCATCGCTGTAGGACGGGTTGCCCAGATCGATCTGATCAGCGGTGAAGGTGACGATGTTGCCAGCGGTTTGGCCGTGCTGGAAGGTCAGGTTGCCGGTGCTGTTGCCGGTGGCATCGTTGAAGAAGTTGTGAGCGCTGACCGATACCGCCTCGATCATCACTTCACCAGCGGGAGCCCGGTTGGTGATGATCACCTCTTTAGTGCAGCCCACCAGCTCGCGATAGACCAGCTCATTAGCCAGTTCCATCGTGAAGCTCTGCAGGCAGCCGGCATAGCTGAACACCTCGAAGCCCGTGGTGTTGCCCTGCTTGAACACCACCGGATCAGCCTGATTGGCGTAGGTGGGGGCGCTGATGGCCGATGCGGTCGGTGCGTTATAGATGCCGGTGAACTCAAACGCAATCGTTGGGATCTCACCCACGGTGCAGTTCAGCGAGAAGGTGCCGCGGCAGCCGGTTGCCTTGTGCAGCACGCCGTCGTTGTTGAAATAGATAGTGACCGAGCCGGGCGCCGCGTTGCTGTTGGGTGTGTAGGTAACGCTCGTGCTGGCCGATACGGTCTCGGTAAAGGAGCACGCTTTCAGCAGCGGGCCATAGGCGGGTGCAGTGCCAGCTGTACCAGAACCTGCCAGCTCTACCTCAAAGTTGACCAGCACGCGCGTCTGCGCCAGCAGCTGCTCAGATTGACCGAGGTAAGGCCGGATCAGCTCACGGCTAACGGTGTCAGCCTCGAGCGGAGTCACCTCAATATTGCGCACCAGAATTGCGTTGGCGCCAACAGTAGGCGTAGGGTCAACGCCGTAAGTGGTTTCAATTTCGGCCAGCAGCAGCTGGCGGCGGGAAAGCAGCGGCATGGCTTGGCCGGATGGAATCTTTCATCCCATCGTAGCCGGGTCAGCTGATAGTTAAATTGGTGATAGAGGTGCGATAGCGCACGAGATATTCGCAGCCAATCACGCCGGCTGGCTGATCCGCTTCGATCATGTCGAAACTGACCGACTGCGGCTGCACATCGATGGCATAACCGCCCAGCGTGAGATCCGCCATGATCTTGGCGTGCAAGCTTTCGATGATTGGATCAGCGGTCTGATCCGGCACCGTGCCGCGCACGATCACCGCAATCCGTACCGTCAGGCTCCAATCCAGCGTGGGCAGGCTGGTGTTTTGCTGCGCCGTATCGGATACGGGCTCGATCACGATGGCCGGGCTTTCGCCGCGGCTCAGCGGTTCCACCCTGCTGCGGTAGATCCGCGTGCTCACGCCCGTGGTGCCGGTGAGCGCCGTGCGGATCGCGGTCAGTACCTGTTCGCGTTTGGTGGTCATCGTTAGGCGGAGGCGACTTGTACCACTGTGCAGATGATGCCAGGAATGGCGGGATGTGCAGGGCTGGTTTCTGCAACCTCAGCATGGATGTAGGCGGCGACGTTGTTCGTCATCCACATCAGCTCGATATAGTCATTTGCCGCCAAGCCCAGAACAAAGTTCACCGTGCCGATCACGTTGCCAGCAATGCCGCCATGGCTTGAGATGATGCTGAAGCGGCTGTCACTGTCGGGCACATTACCGGCGCTGCCGGCATTGTTCTTGCGCAGCCAAACGTTGATGTCGTGGATTGAGTTGCTGGTATTGCTGAACTGAATCGAGAAGGTGAAGCTGTAAATACCTGGGTAGTCGACCGTGATCCGGCCGTCTGATATGACCCTGATCCCGCGGCTTGCCGTGTCAACCTGCCGCAGTTTGATCGGATAGGCCGTATCGATGACAGCCGCAATCTGCGAAGTGGTATCCCAGAACGATCCCCAGTAACCAGGGCAGCCGTGATACGGCAGACTCACCCATGGTGATCTGCCATTGCCGATCTTCAGGTTCTGTGTGTCGCTCTCAAGGCCGAACTCGCCTGCCGTCAGCACAGGATTCAGCGCTGTCCACTGGCTGCGTGTGTTGACCTTGATAGGACCGCTCATGTCTTTTGCAATCCGAGTTGCACAAACTTTCCGTCATCCATCAGCATGGCCTCTCTGACGGTATAAGCAGCCCCATCCACAGTGATCGAATCGCCGCGGATGAGACTGCCGAAATTTGAGGTTCTGGCCGTCAGCGTGTAGTCGGTGCTGAGCACCATCCCATCGCTAACGATCTGGCTTGGCATGTCCAGGATTCCCTTCGCAGTAACGGCGCCAGCAGTGCAGCTGACGCCGAAGTCTGCGAGGAACACATCCAGATCCTCAGTGAACGCCATCAGCTGTACTTCTTGGAACCGAGAGCCACCACGGAAACGGCGCCGGTGCCGGTGCCACCGGAGACAGTGAAGAGCACGCGAACATAACGACGGAGATCGTTGCTGTTCAGGTAGATCTTCTCTTGAAATGCGGTGTTAGCAGCAGCAGCAGTGAAGCCGCCACCGGTCACGTCCACGAAATCGCCGGAAGTGGTGGTATTGCTGTGCTGAATTTTGGCGGTCAGGGTGACGCCAGAGCCGGCAGCAGCAGCATCGATGATGAAGGCAACGTCGCCCTCATAATCCACGAGATCGACGTTGGCGGGAGTGCCAGCGCCGGTGGATGCGACGACTGCATTGTTGTGCAGTTCAAGCAGATCGGTTTTCGATCCGAGGTTGTGGATAGTCATTGTTTCGCCCTCCGTCGGGGGTTGGTTGGTTTTGGTGCAGGCTGAGCGATAACCTCAACCGCTTCTGCCACTGAGGCAACAGCCTCAACGGCTTTGCCGATACCGATCAGGAGCTTGGCATCAGAGGGGGAAGCCTCTAGGACTTCCCCGATCTTCACCACTCGGCCCGAAAGCATCGTCTGCCGTAGGACCTCGATCAACATGATCAGAGGGTGTTGTTGCCGCGGCTGAATGATTCAGGATGGCGAACAGCAATGTCCACGTCCTGCATCGCAACCACGCGGACGGTGCCGGAGGTGCTGTTGGTGTAGGGGTCCACCATCAGATCCAGGCCAGAGAAGTAGCCGATAATCAGGTCAGCGAAGTTGCCGAACCACAGATCGCCGGTAGCAACCTGATTGGAAAGAACGCCTTGATAGCCGTTCACTTCGTTGCCTTCCATCACGAACAGGCCGGAACCTGCATCCTTGGCCTTGGTCTTCAGACCGCCGCGCATTGCAGCGTTCATCAGGTAGACGGGGTTGCCCAGAAGCGCGTTAGCGGTAGCCACGTCGCTTTCCAGTGCCACCACCTCGGCGAAGGTCGGGGTATCAGCGGCGAAGTCCTCGGTGCCGATGCCGGTGGTCAGCTTCAGGCCGAGGGGCTCACCGTTGGAGCCGGTGCCATAGAGGCCAGCCAGGTCGATCTTCAGTGCCAGCACACGAGCCAGGTCGGTGCGCACCATGTTCTCCACATCAATGGAGGACTGGATCATCAGGCGGCGGCTGTAGTCAGTGAAGGCAGCCACGGTCTTAGGAGTCAGGCTCACCTGATCCACGGTCTGCTGCGACTCGGTAGGAGCACCGGACTCAGCAACCCAATAGGCAGTGCCAGCGCCGGATTGACGGGGAATTGCCACGTTGCCGGTGAGGCCGGTCAGCACGGTGGCGCCAGCCTGATCCAGAGCGGAGGCATTGCGCAGCAGATCGATGAAGCTGCCAGCGTCGAGCTCGGTAGCAACCAAGTTGCCGCCAGCGGTAGCAGCGCCCACGTTCAGATCACGGCGCAGCACATCCTGGGGGATGGTGATGCCGCGGGACTGACGGCCGAGCTTGGCAGCAGCAGCTTCAGATGCTTCGATCTCAAACGCAGCAGCCTCACGGGCCGAGCGGTCGGTGGGGTTCGCCAGATAGTTGATGGCACGCATGAAGGAGAAGCTGCGGCTCTCCTGCGCGGTCAGGCCGATTTCAGCGGCGCTCATGGTCACGGGCTCCTGTTTGATGTCGAGGTTGTCGAGCACAGCAGCGCGAGCATCGTCGATAGAACGACCAGACTCGATCAGCTGGCGGCCGAGATCGGCCATGCCGTGCTTGTCGCACAGCGCATTGATGCCAGCGATGCGGGAGCGCTCAGCCTCAGCGGCTTCGGCCCGCACCACTGCCAGATCAGGGGTGGTGTTTTCCATTGCAGGAATGGGATCAGGTGTAGGTGCTGCCGAGGCAGCTTGCTCGGCCTCCAAGCTTCGGCCGATACCGACGCCGGGATCAGCCGGCACCGATACGACGGAAACTTCATAAGGAGACCAGGCAGTAGCAACAAAGTCGCCACTGCCGCGCTCTTCCATTTTGTCGATGGAGTAGCCAAAGGAGACATTCCGTAAAACGCCATCCTTCACATCACTCAGGATTTCCTGAGCGAAAGGATTGCGGCTGAACCGCACACGTGCATAACCGCGACGACGTTTGCCGTCAATGTATGCACGCTCCACAACGCCGATCACGCGATCAGGGTTGTGGTTGAACAGAAGCGGGGCTCCATCGTTCAAACGGCTGAGATCAGCGGCCTCACCTTCATGGCTCAGGATCTCGTTGCCGAAATAACGGGCAACAGGAAACTCAGAGCTAAACGGAAACTCATAGGTGCGATCCTCAACCTCATCGAAGGTTGTGAGCTCTGCACGCTGGTGGCGGCCAAGGCCAGGCATTGCCCGCTCCTCGCCCGTTGCCTCCTCAAACATGATCGGATCCATCTCGTGCTCGCTCAGCCAGGTGCGAGCCTCATCAGTGGTGAACTGCTGAGCATCAAACCGCACGGCCTGGATCTCGCTCTCGCCTTCCTTGATTCCGTAGATGAAATCAATGCCATCACCGCCGGCATCATTCTCGCGGCGCAGTTCGTCGTACTGATCGGGATCAGTCAACCTGGCTGCGTGCTCATTTGGATAAGGCCGCGCCTCTTCCATTTGTCTAACCTGCAATGCCTTAATTGTATCTGGCTCAATCGGTGCCATCAGTCTTCGGGCCCTTCAAGCGGATCCTCTAGCACTGACTCCTCTTCGTACTCTTCCTCCTCTTCCATTGGTGCTTCTGTCTCATCAAATGCAGGTGTGCCGCCCATCGTCACGGCAGGCTGCGATCCACCGCCAGCGTTTACCTCACTTGGATCGGTATCGAGCACAATGTCCATTTCGTCGAGCATCGCCAGCTCAGCTTGACGGGCGATCAGCACATCATCCAAATCGCCACCCTGCTCACTGATCACCTGGCCCAGCGTCTTGAAGCCGCATCGCACCGCATCCTTATAGGCGTTCACCTCACGCTGCGGGTCCACCCATTCCCAGCTGCGGGGTATCCAACGGCTGGCGCGGTAGCGATCTGGGTTCGACTCATACGCCGGCAGGTTTAACGCACCGCTCAGCACCGCCATATCGAGCCAGTTTTCGTAGACGATCTGATGGAAGTTCTCAATGAAGAACCGCTGCAGCACCTTGTACGTATCGCGCTCCTCAAGCAAGCTCAGCCGGCTGCTGCTGTAGTTGCTCTCTGAGAAGTTCTTGCTGATGCTCTCGAAGCTGACGCCAACGCCAGCTGCCACAGCACGCAGCATGGACCGCGTGAACGGCTCCAGCTGGCCATCGGGTGCATTTAGATCCGGCACCGTCACGCTCTCGCCCGGCGCCAGATACTTGAACACACCAGGCTGGAAATCGCTTACGCGCTCACCTTCGTAAACCTCATCGCCAATCAGCTCACCCTCAGGCGATTGGATGAATCCCATCAACGCGCTGCTAGCCCGAGCACGCACCACCTCGGCCTCTTCATAACCCTGCAGCATGTGCAGCCGCATCAGTGCCGATGCAAACCATGTGACGCCTCGTGTCTGCGATGGGCGCTCCGGCAGGAAAAGGTGGATGACCTCATCAGCAGGCACACGCACACGCCGGCCATTGGTGCGTGGGTTGCCCGCATACGTGTCGCCCGGATGGTTGGCATAGAAGTGGTACGCCTGCGGCCGCAGGTAGCCATCCACCTCGATGCCCATCCGCACCGTGTTACCGGCCGCGGCCTGCGGGATGTCGTCGTCGATCAGGTAATCAGCTTCCAGCACCTGCAGCGCGAACGGCACCCGCGACCCACCGAATGGCTGGCGGATCATCCGCACGAACACCTCGCCGCTCTCCGCCAGGCTGCGGCATAGCAGGCGCTCCATATCGTGGAAGCCCAGCAGGCCGCTCACATCGCAGCGGCTCTTATGCATCCACTTCTCCCATGCTTCATGGATCTGGCCGTTAATCGCCTGATCCAACCGCCCGCCACGCTGCATCCGCACCTGTGATTGGTGCTTGATGCCGTGCCCGATCACATTGTTCTGAATGCTGCGTAATGCCTGCCGCGCATAGTCGTTGTCACGGCACAGCTGCCGCGCACGATTGCGTAGCGCCTTGAAGCTGCTCTTAATCTCGCTGTCAGCACTGGTGCCGCTTGTCACCCAGTCAGCCGTCAGCCTGCTGACACGCGCACCCTGATACGCCCGCGCACGTGGCCGCGTCGGCTCAAATCCCATCGCCTTAAATAGCCGCGTCCGCAATCCCATCAGAACCTCACGAATAGGTTGTGCGGATTGCCCAAGCCGTTGGCGATTAGATCCGCCATCTGCTCACGCTTCACCTCAGCCTTCAGCCTACTTTCACGCTCCATCAGCTCGCCCAGATCTAGCTTTGTAAAGCTCCGGCTGCCGATGCTGTACTGCTTAGCGCCGCCGCTAACAATCGCGCGGATCGCAGCCTGCACCGCATCCAAATCGATCTGCGCCTGCGTGCGCCCATCAAATGCACCCGGTGTGCCCGCATAGGACAGCGCCGCATCCACCGTCAGCTGGCCGGCGCCCAGCGTCACCTTCTCACTGCCGGCAGTAGCAATCGCCTGCCAATACCACTGCCCCGCATCGAATGCCGTGCTGGTGCTAGCGGCGATGGTGAACTCCCACCCAGTGCCATACGCGGTGCCCGTGACCGTGGCACCCTCGCTAGCCGTATTGGTGCGCAAGTAGTAGGTCAGCGTCCACGTGCTGCTGCTGACCACATTGCCCAAATTGTCGACGCCCGCAACGTCGCGCCACTTCACCGTGTCGCCTGCCCTGATTGTCGCGGGGATGTTCACGGCCTACCAGTTGCTGACGAATCCTGGCCCAACCGCAGCGGGCGGCTGTTGCTTCCTCGATCTTAGCGGTGCTTTCTTGCCCTCCTCTAACTGCACTCTCAACTGTTCCCACATCGTCGCCTTATTCATTCGCCGCCCATAGATCAACATCGCCGCGTAGCCATACACCGCACAATCCAGCGCTTCATTGCGATCCCCTGCTTTCTTCACCCATTCCCTGATCGGGAATCCCCGGTGATACCGCAACGCCTGCCGCTCGCTCGTGAGCTGGCGGTAGTACTCATCATCAGCAGCAAGGCCAAAGTTCAAGCCGCCGGTCGTCTCGTTATGGCGCAGCCGCCCGAACAGCGTCGTCTTGATCGTGTCGGTGCCCAGCTGATACAGCGTCACGCCACGCTTAATCACCTTGCCGCGCCAGTTCACATCCACCTTGCTGCCCTTGCCCACCGCCGGGCTATTGCGCCTGCTGCTGCCCTTGATCGCCACAACACCGCGTGACACGCGATCACGCACGTACCTGTAAACCTCATGGGTGCAGTGGCCGCCAGAGTCCACCGCCACCTGCGCCAGCTTCAGATGCTTGCCGCACTCTGTCTCCCATTCAGTCGCGAGCACATGATCCAGCTGCTCCCATACCTCCGTTTGCGTCGGGTCGCCCATCAGCTCCTGATGCCACACCAGCCAGCCCGTCTCACCCTCGCCCCATCCCCACACGCTCACCGCTAGCCGGTTGTCCTGCACGTCGACGCCACCGGTCAGCAGCACCACGCCAGCAGGGCACACGCCGGGCTTGTAATTCAGCCGCCGGGCCAGTAATCCATCGGCGCTCACCTTGGCCGCATAGTCCTCCTCCCACGTCTCAGCCAGTCGCGTGTTGACGAACGACTTCAACGCCGGCGCATCACCCTTGGCCCGTAGGAAATCATCCACCAGCTGCTCCCAGCTGCACCATCCCAGCGGGCTGTAGAGCCCCGACAAATGGAATCCAGCCGTACGCCCATTGCTCGGTGCTGTCGCACGCCACTCACCGCCGCGCAGCATAGCCGGCTTATGCATCTCCTCGAAGCGCTCGCCGCAGTGCTCGCATTGATACCGCGCCGTCTCCGGCTGGCCATCGGCCCACTTCAGCTGCCCCCACTTCAACCACTCCATCGCGCCGCACGCCGGGCATGGCACATAGAACCGCCGCTGATCGCTGCGTTGATATTCCGCCTCGATCCGCGAAAAGTCCTTCACGGTCGGGGTGCTGGTGAGCAGGATCTTGCGCCGCGCAAATGTCGTCGTCCGCCGCTCCGCCAAGCTCACCGGATCGCCTTCCCCATCCACATCAGCAGGGAACGCATCCACCTCATCGCAGAACAAATACCTACACGGTGCTGAGCGCAGCCCGGTGGCGCTGTTGGCCCCGGCCATGAGCATGATTCCGCCGGAAAATTCCTTACTAAACATCGTGTTGCCAGAGTCCCGGCTCCTGGCTGGCGCGATCTTGGCCGCCAGCACTGGCGTCTCCGTGATCATGCTTTCAAGCCGCTGTTTGCTCAATCGCTTCGCCATCTCAATCGTCGGCTGCACGCACAGCATCGGCCCCGGCGCATGGTCGATCACATAGCCCAGCCAGTTGCTGCCCGCCTCCGTCTTCCCCGTCTGCGCCGCAAACATCATCACCACCCGCTGCACCGGGCTCTCAGAGCTCAGGCAATCCATCGGCTCGCGCAGGTAAGGCGTCCGATCCGTGCGCCACGGCCCCGGCTCCGCACTCGCCTTGCTGCTCAGCTTGCGATATCGATCCGCCCACTCGCTCACCGTCAGCGGCGTCTCAGGCCGCAGCCCCTCCAGGAATCCATCACGCCATGCGTCAGCCATCACACAGCTCCACCAGCGCCGCACGGTGCTCTTGCGTCAGCACCTGATGGATCCGCACCGGGTCAGTCTCACCAGCCAACTGATGGCTCAATCGATCCGCCAAATTCGCCAACGCCTCGCGCACACTACGGCCCATCTTGAACGCTTCCTTTTTCACCTCATCAGCAGGCACCAGCTCGCCGCGCTGCTGCGTCACCTGCAGCTTTGCCAGTTCCGCCTGATAGTGCTCACGCCGCGCCCTGCTCTCATTCAGATCAGGGATCGCATCATCCGGCAGCCCCTCCACACGGCGCTTCAGCTCCGCCGCATCACGCGGTGGTGGTGACTCAATCGGATCGCCCCGGCTCACCTTACTGACGTTGTTGATTGCTGTGTTCTTGTTCCACAGCTCTAACGCCAGATCGCGATCCAGCCATCGCCTGCCATCCTTCTCCACCACCGCAGCAGCAATCCTGCTCTTGGTGGCATGGGTCACAGCGCCCTTACTGCATCCCCTGATCGCTGCAAACTCAGCGAACGTAACCAGCACAAAGTTGAATCGTTCTAGCGTTAAGTTAAACCCCGCTAAACCGCCCTAAACTGTCTTAAGGGAGTCTCATTTGCGTCTCAATATGAGATCCCTTGCGCCGCAAGGATTTAGGGGCCCTCATCGCTGGCGCTAGCGGATTCGGGTGCGAACGAACGACC